CCATTATGGGGTCAAGGGTATGAAATGGGGGCGGAGAAAAAAGAGGGAAACTTCTGGTTCTTCAAGCCCCAAAGCTAATAAACTTACTAAAGAGCAGGAATATCGGAAGAATCGTTCCCACACAACTATAAAGAGAACAGCGGCTGCAAGTGCCGCATTTTCTGCACTATCTAGTATGGTTATGACCGGGAGTGTTGGTACTCACACATTGGCTTCTGCTGTTTCTGGAGCTGGAATGGGTGCTGTAGCCGGTAAGATCTCAGCAAAGATCGAAGACATGCAAAATGACCAGGGCATCTATAGCTATGGAGATTTGCGAAGGCGCGGGTATATTTAAGGATGTATAAAGGTGCTATCTAATACGACAACGCCAAAATACTATGGAGAATTTCGAGAGAAAGTCCGTAGAGGTGAGATTCCTGTAAATCAGGAAATCTCCTTGGAGATGAATCGTATAGATGCACTCATAGCCGATCCATATTTCTATTACGATGATCGAGCAATTGATGGTTATATTCTCTATTGTGAGAATGAACTAACATTGACTGATGGATCGGATCTTCATCTTCTTGATTCGTTTAAGCTGTGGGCAGAATCAGCTTTAGCCTGGTTTTACTTTACTGAGCGTCAAATCTATGAGCCAAACCCTGACGGTCCAGGTGGTCGATATGTCCGTCGCCGTATCAAACTTCGATTGGTTAATAAGCAGTATCTGATTGTTGCTCGAGGCGCAGCCAAATCAATGTACGCCGCAACACTTCAGGCATACTTCCTCAACATTGATACGGCAACGACGCATCAAATCACGACTGCCCCTACTATGAAGCAGGCCGAAGAAGTTATGTCGCCTATTCGGACAGCCATTACGAGGTCTCGTGGTCCATTCTTTAAGTTTCTAACTGAAGGATCGGTGCGTAATACATCCGGTTCCAAGATGCTTAGAGCCAAGTTGGCTTCGACTAAGAAGGGTATTGAAAACTTTCTTACTGGATCTCTTCTTGAAATCCGACCGATGTCGATTAACAAACTTCAGGGTTTGCGGACTAAGTATAACACCATTGATGAATGGCTCTCTGGTGACATTCGAGAGGATGTTATTGGTGCTCTTGAACAAGGGGCATCCAAACATGATGAGTACTTCATCCTGGCTATTTCGTCAGAAGGCACCATTCGCAATGGTGTGGGCGATACCATCAAAATGGAACTTCTCAACATTCTTAAGGGTAAGCAGATCGATCCGCATGTTTCGATCTGGTACTATAGACTCGATAACGTTGATGAAGTCGGCAACCCGGAGATGTGGCCTAAGGCTCAGCCTAATCTTGGTAAGACTGTCTCGTATGAAACATACCAAAGAGATGTCGAACGTGCTGAGATGGTGCCAGCTGCTCGCAATGACATCTTGGCTAAGCGTTTTGGCATCCCTATGGAGGGTCATACTTACTTCTTCACATATGAGGAGACCATACCACGCAAGTATCGTCGATTCTGGGGGATGCCTTGCTCCATGGGTGTTGATCTCTCCCAGGGTGATGACTTCTGTGCATTCACTTTCCTGTTCCCATTGCCTAATGGTGACTTCGGTATCAAGACTCGTAGCTATATAAGCAACCTAACCATGGTACAACTCCCTCGAGCCATGAGGGAAAAGTATGAAGAATTCCTTAAAGAGGGTTCCCTTATGGTTATGGATGGCGACATCCTCGACATGATGGAAGTCTACGATGATCTCGAGCTGTGGATTGAAGAGAAGCAGTACGATGTAATCAGTGTCGGATTTGATCCATATAACGCTAAAGATTTTATTACTCGTTGGGGCACTGAGAATGGCGATTATGGTATTGAGAAAGTTATTCAGGGTGTAAAGACTGAATCTGTACCACTTGGTGAATTGAAGAAACTTTCGGAGCAGCGAGTTCTTCTGTTCGATCAGAAGCTCATGCAATTTGCCATGGGTAATGCTATTGTATTGGAAGATACCAATGGTAATCGTAAATTACTTAAAAAGCGACATGAGCACAAAATCGATAATGTTTCGGCATTGATGGACGCTTGGGTTGCATATAGATTGAATCGAGAAGCTTTTGACTAGTACAATTCTAGAAGCAGTTCTAAACGAACACGAAGACGAGACTCTTGACCACCATGGTGTTAAAGGTATGCGTTGGGGGCGGAGAAAAAAGAGGGAAACTTCTGGTTCTTCAGGCCCCAAAGCTAACAGGAAACCTCCGACTCAAGAAGAGCGCCGTAAAAACATCAAGCGACGAGATACAATTCTAGCTGCTGGTAGTGGAGTTGCGTCTAGTATCATTAATGATGTTAGAGCCAACCGGAAAATTGACTCACGTCTCCCTCGGGGTTATGATAAGGGTCGAATTGGAAGAATGGCATTTAACGCCATTGTTGCTGGCGGCGTATCAGCACAATACACTCGCTCCGTTGGGGCAGGTATGCGAAATATCGAAGCTACGGTTTCAAAAAAGGGCGATAGACGAGTCATGTCGGTTATGAATTCGGCAGGCGCTATTGCATCGGGACTGGCTATTGATTCCGCTTTTAATGGCGGATACAGGGCTAAGAAAACTCGCCATATCACTGATAATGCTGATAGGATCAGGGAGAAAGTAGATTTCGATTCCTGGACTAAAGAACTTAAGAAGTAGGAAGTTTTATGGGGCTGTTTGATAGATTTCGAAATGGTTGGAATGCATTTACCAATCTCAACAGAGTTCAAGAGCCTCGATATTCTGGGTCTTCCTATTCATACCGACCTGATGCGGCCCGTCTTAACTCCATCAACGATAAATCCACTATCAATTCGGTATATTCTCGAATAGCTATCGACGTAGCTGATGTTTCATTTGAACATGCTCGAACCGATGAGAACGGGCGCTTTTTAGAGACAATGAACACCGGATTAAATAGATGTCTCACCCTTAGTGCCAACATCGATCAAAGTTCTTTGAATTTTTTCATTGATATGGTGCTCAATATATGTGCAAAAGGCGCCATTGCTATTTGTCCAATTGAAAGCACTGATGATCCAGAAATCACATCGGCTTACGATATAAACACCATGCGTGTTGGTGAAATCATTACATGGAAGGGTCAGTCAGTAGTAGTTCGTCTGTATGACGAACGAACTGGTGAGTTCCATGATGTTCCGTTCCTTAAGAGATCAGTAGCAATTATCGAAAATCCATTACGAGCGGTAATGAATAATCCCAATTCGACTATGCAACGATTGATTAGGAAGCTCAACTATCTCGATGCCATTGATCGCCAATCTAGTTCTGGTAAGCTAGATCTTATTATCCAGCTTCCATATGCTGTTAAGACCGACACTAAGCGAGAACAGGCTCGAAAGCGGCGAGAAGACATCGAAATTCAGTTGACTGATTCACAGTATGGCATTGCATACATAGATGCCACAGAACGAATCACGCAGCTCAACCGACCGATTGAAAACAATCTCATGGGTCAGATCGAATACCTGACAAAGATGCTCTATAATCAGTTGGGTATCAGTGAGGCTGTCTTTGATGGAACGGCTGATGAAGCAACGATGTTGAATTATCAGAAACAGACAATTAAACCGATTGCTCGAGCCATTGCTGAAGAGATGACAAGAAAATTCTTGTCGCAGAAGGCTATTGCCCAGGGTCAAAAGATCTGGTATCATAACGATCCATTCGCGCTTGTGCCCATCGGTCAGATCGCTGAGATTGCTGATAAGTTCACTCGAAATGAGATTCTCACATCTAACGAGATGCGTGGTGTTCTTGGGTATAAGCCGGTTCTTAATGATCCTAAGGCTGATGCTTTGGTCAATTCGAACATCAGTATGCCAGAAGAAACGATGAATCAGATCTGGTCAAATTCGCCACTGCGATATCCAGTAAAGGGTCATCAAAGTCAATACTCGGATAGAGGTTCAGTCGATAAAGTGACAGATGAGGAAAAGAGTCAAAATGAAAGCTGACTTTGAGGGTTGGGCTACCAGGACTAATCTAAAATGCTCGGATGGCAAGACCATCCGACCCGGGGCCTTTCGAAAGAATCACAACAAGAAAGTACCCCTTGTTTGGATGCATCAGAGGAAGAATCAGGAAGCAGTCCTTGGGCATGCTATTCTGGAACACCGTGATGAGGGAACTCGAGTTAAAGCATATTTTAATGATACTACTATGGGGCGGACAGCTAAGGAACAAGTCGAACACGGAGATGTTTCTGCTCTGAGCATTCACGCCAATAGGCTTCGAATGCTTGGCCAAGATGTCCTTGATGGTGACATTACAGAGGTTAGTCTGGTTGTAGCTGGGGCTAATCCAGGAGCTTATATTGACCATGTCTCTCTGAGTCATGGGGAAGACGATGATTTCGAGGCTATCATTTACACAGGTCTTGAGATTGAACACAGTGAAGAGGGAGAAGACGTGACTTCACAAAATATGACCGTCGGTGAGAAGTTTAATAGCTTTTCGCCAGAAGATCAGCAGTTTATTTCAGATCTTGTTGATTCTGCTCTGGATCATGCTGGTTTCTCAGAAGATGATGAGCTTGAACACGCCGAAATGACAGTGGCGGATAAGTGGAACTCATTCTCCGAAGAGGATAAGAGGTTCATCGCCTTTTTGGTTTCTGAAATGTCAGGAGACGATAATGAAGGAGAAGAAGGCGAAGAAGATGTTGAACATTCCAGGAAGGGAAATGGTATGACTTTTAATGTATTTGATCGAGTTGCTGAAGAGAAGAGTGGTCTTTCGCTCCAGCACGGTGATATTATGGATATCATCGAGGATGCTAAGCGCCCGGGTATGACCCTGAAGCGCGCAGTTGAGGGCTACCTCGAGCATGCCGATGGTGATTATGGTATTGGTGATATCGATCTTCTGTTCCCTGAGGCTCAGCTTATTCGTAATGAGCCTGACAAGCTTCAGCATAAGACTGAGTGGGTTCGTGGAGTTCTGGATTCAGTCCACAAGTCTCCTCTGGCGAACGTTAAGTCGCTCTTCACCGATCTGACAACCGAGGAAGCTCGTGCTCGGGGATACATCAAGGGTACAGAGAAGGTTGACGAGTTCATCGAGCTTCAGGGCCGCAAGACTTCTCCTACCACTGTGTATAAAAAGCAGAAACTCGATAGAGATGATGTCGTTGATATCGTCTCATTCGATGTTGTTGTCTGGCTCAAGGCTGAAATGCGGATGATGCTCGAGCTTGAACTGGCCCGAGCCATCCTCATCGGTGATGGTCGAGCCATTTCGGCCGATGGCAAGATCAAGGAACCGCGTACTTCTGGTGACGGAGCAGGTGTTCGCTCCATCCTCAACGATCATGCATTGTACGCGCCCAAGATCACTATCCCGGCGAATACTAACAATCAGACGCTTGTTGATGAGTTGACCAAGTCTCTCCTTTCCTATGAAGGTACTGGTTCCCCCACGCTGTACGCTTCCCGTGCAACCGTAACCAACCTCATGGTTACTCGTGACGGTGAAAACAAGCGCGAATACAAGAGTGTCGAAGAGCTGGCTTCTACCATTGGTGTGGCTCGAATCATTCAAGTGGATATCATGAATGTTGAGTCGGACCTGGTTGGCATCATCGTCAATCTTGCCGACTACACTCTTGGCACCAACCAGGGTGGCCAGACCAGCTTCTTTGACGATTTCGACTTGGATTTCAACCAGTTCAAGTACTTGTACGAGGCTCGACTTTCTGGCGCGCTGACTCTTCCGAAGTCTGCTGTCGTAGTGAAGTACGCATCGGCTTCTCCGCTGCCATAGTCAAAATAGAAGGCCTACATGACTAAATTTCGAGGAATAGTAGGCTTTGCTGGGGAACAAGTTCAGATTGCCCCTGGAGTTTATGAGTATCAACCCACTGCTCGAGTTTATCGAGGCGATGTGGTTCGTGATATGACTAAAATCCGGGGGCAATCTGACGCTATTACTGACAGCATATCTGTTAATAACAGCATCTCCATTTTGGCGGATGCCTACATCATTAACCATATCCATACCCTAAAATATATTGAATGGCAAGGACAAGCTTGGACAATTTCCTCTGTGGAAGTTCAGCGTCCTCGTCTCATTCTATCATTGGGGGAGGTGTATCATGGACCGCGAGGAACTGCAGGAAGTCCTTGAATCAATCATGGATCCTCATCCGGTGTACTACCAACCACCGGATAACCTTCGTATGACCTATCCTTGTATTAGGTATAGACTTGATAGCTCTCAGACTAATTATGCTGATAATAAGTCGTATTTCTTTTCGCCTCGGTACTCTATCACGCTTATTGATAGAAACCCGGATAGTCCGTATTTTGCCTCTCTAAGAGATCTTCCGTTGTCGATGTTTGATCGAGCTTATCAGGCTGATGGGCTTCATCATTATAACTTCCATTTGTTTAACCTTGAAAGGACAAACAATGCCTGAAATTAAGTGGCACCAGGCTGGTGCTAAGCAGTATGAGCTGGGTGTAGATCGTGGCGTACTATATCCTGTGAATTTGGAATCTGGTTCCTCTGAGGATATCGTGACTGGGAAA